CTGTCAGTTAGTGTATTTGTAAAAATTACTCTAGGTTCATCTTCTTGTAATATTTTGAGTTTTTCTATAAATGGAGTTAGTAATACACCTTGATACTCGTCTATAGTTTGTTCTATGCCTAATCCACACGATTCATGGGTAAAAGAGAATTTCAGTATACTTTCGCCGCTAAAGAAGTCACCTCCATTATGAAACTGCGAAATATAAGATCTTGCACAATCCAGTTCCAGTCTAGTCTCAGTTAGGATCTCATTGACTTGGGTGTGTACTTTTGTAAAATCCTTACCACTACCATTGCAGAATAAAGGATGTTTGCATTTCTTTTCCCTCTTATTCAGTATTCTGGCTATTGCTAACCCCATACCAAGAATAAAAGAAATAATACCCGTTCCTATTGCGTACCATGTGTCTGGATTGATTGTTTTAAGTAAATTTAACATATAACACCCTTTTACTAGTAAATCGGTACTTTATTTATTGTTTTCTGGCCTTAGTTTTTATCCATTCTTTTTTGTTATTTTTCATATGATCCTTGGTCTTTTCTGCTTCTGGTACGGAATATTGAGCAGGATTTACACTATTCAGAGGTTTTGCCTCTGGGTTGAATGGAGGTGCAGATTCTTGTTCTGGCAAGTATATCTTTGGAGTCAAAGCCTTTACCATCGTTGGTGATTTTATTTCAATCTTATCCTGTGCAGATCTAAGCGATCCATAGCGTTCTGCAATAAAATCGGCAGTATCCGCTGAGTATATCTTTAACTTTCCCTTTCCAAGTTCTGCACAAAATATATCCATATCTTCATTTGAACGAATAACCATATGGGTAAGTGACTGCATCGCTACTGTTTTACCAACTAGCCACAAAGATCCACCGGCTTTTGTAACACAAGCTCCGGTTACATCCTTTTCATCTGCTCCGTATTTTTGCTTTTTAAACTTTGCGGATTCACTTATAGTATTAGTTACTTCGTTTATCTGATTTCCGCTGACATAAGTTCTTTTATCACCCGACAAATATTCACCCAAATAACCCGAACTCTTTGTAAGGTACTTTTGATCGAAGTCACCATCAATTCTTTCATCGCGGTTTCCTCCTATTTCATTTACTACATCTTTACCTACAACAACGTGCATATGTCCAGCAACTTCTAAATTATAATCTCCACCAACTGTGTGATTGTAATTTCCCTTGTCTTGTAGAACATTAACATCGCCTTCTTCGAGTCTCATGTTCACATCACCCTTAACCAAGGAAATGTTCATATTTCCTTTTTCTAAGTAGATGTTTACATTCGCATTTCCTGCAACGTGTATATCATAATTTACATTCTGTTCCGGAGTATTTTCGTCTTCGTCGTTATTTACTAGAACCTTTAATCCTTTATCGACGGTAATTGTAGAATAACCACCTAAATGCACATATTGATCCCGGAATACATGAAAATAACTATCTCTTACATGCTGTTCGAGCATATCACCATTTGGATAGAATTCAACATTCGATCCTGATCTATGGAATAGTGATATTCTTTCACTGCCGGGACTATCATCCATTTCAATAACGTGACCGCTTTCCGTTTGGAATGTCTTGTTAAATGGATAAATTGAAACTGGTTTGAATTCCTTGCTTTTTTTCTCTTTACCACCGCAAGGATCTTTTTCCTTTATCTTCTTTCCCTTTTTCTTACCGTGTTCAGTTTCTGGTTGCACCCATTGCTTGTTTGCTGATTTTCCCCCAGTTCCACCCCCACCTCCTCCACCACCGCCTCCGCCACCTCCTCCACCACCGGATGGACTAGCACTAGCACCAGCATTGCTAGAAGAACCAGTTGAACCACCTTTGGGTGTAGTTTTACCTTTTGTTGACGGTGTTGTGTTTGGTGCTTTAGATTCGCCTGGTAATTTTGGCTTCCTACCTGAAACAGGTCTGCCTCGTCCTTTGATTCCTTTGCCAGATATTGTTTCTGGGTTTTGATTTGGTTGTGGATTATCGCAATTTGACATAGTTTATCCCAATATTTCCTTTTCAGCACAATTCAATGGTTTTTCTTTAGTAAGTTTCCAATTATCAAACTCAGACGATAACATGGTGCTTTCTATAGAATTGTTTCCAGCACCAAGACCACTCAAAGTTCCTTTGTTTACTCCAGTTTTATTTACCACGCCGCACTCAAATTTTTCTGTTGTTACTTTAATATCAGCAATCTTTGATTTATCATACAATCCATCTGGTCTTGGAGTCTTTTTTAATTGAATAATCGTATCTTTAATTTTAGTTGCATCATTTATTGCAATTGCTCTACCGTGTCTATCGGTTTGCTTCTTTGGTTCTTTTTCTTCTAATTGAACACCACGTTCTTTTGATACTTTGTTTTTACCAAATGGATATTTTCTTTTGACTTCTTTTGAAGGATATTCTTTAAGTTCGCTTTTCTTTCTTGGATCTCTGAATCCATCACCATAATTCTTCTGAAAGGTTTCAAATTCGGAGTCCTTTTGTTGTAAAGTATCCGTTCCCTTTGTACCTTCCTTTGGTGGTTCCTCGGGTAGAGTTGGAAGCCAACCAAGGACAACAGGTTGTTGACACTCATTACCATCCTTGAAGAAACCAAACACCCATAACCCCTCAGCCAACCCAACAGGAGAAGATTGTGGAGTATTACCAGTTGTTGCTGGTTGTACTACTTCTGCCCAAGGAAGAGCATCTGTTGGAATATCTTTCTTGAATGGACTATGGTAACTGTGTATGCGTACACGAACTCTTCCCTTTTGTAAGGGATCTATACGATCTTCAACGCAACCCCACCACCATCTAAATGATGGATCACCCAATAGTTCATTAGGCATATTCATCTCCCTTTGAATCTTTTATTGCTTTTATTCTCATTGTGTATGTCGCTGTCGCTGCATCTGGTGGTCCACCAGACTTCACCGCAATGTCGTGTGATATGGCTGCAATTAAGAATTTTCCTGTATTGAATACATCTTTTTCTTTCATTTGTGCCTCAGAATCATTTATTATTGATTCATTCACTGGTTTTCTCACTTCAATCAAATCACCCACACGCATCTCGCTATTACCGGGTACATTTAGGTACAGTATAACTTGATCCAAATGTTGCATTGAAGCCAATCTGTGTCCAACCCAATCATCTTGTAAGCCTACACCATCTTGTCCTTGTTCTGGTTCCGAGCAATCGTGTAAGAATCTGTGCTTATTAAAGCGGCGAACAGTTACTCCGCTTTTTGCCATTGTTTTAAATTCTTGTTCTTTGTCCAGATCTACTATTGTGCTTTTTGATATTGTTGTGTATTTATTTTTGTCGTAAACGTGAGTTTTTGAATAGTAGTCGCCAGTTGTTGAATCGAAAGATATTATCTCGGAAGAATAGTAACCATTCATTGCATTTTCTAATGGAGAGAATGAATTTGCACTATTTTTTAAAATTGAATATTTTGCTTCTTGAACCGTTATTTCTGGATTTGGAAGGATTACTTTATATTTCCATTTAACTTCTTTGTCTTTAAATGAAGATACTGATTTGAAGTTATACTTATGATCTATGTCTTGATAGAAAACAAAATCAACATCGTATTCATTCTTTGATGACTTTGCTTGTTTTGACAAATTTACGATATGCGAAAATGGATTATCATAACATAGTGTTCTTTTTAATTTCCCTTTGGTGTCTTCTGTTTGACATTGAATTTCTAGTTCTTTGCAAAGAGAATTTACCATGTCTGAAATTGTGCAATTAAAATGTTTAGAAATCAGACGAGTTTGATTAGTAAACATTGGTTTTGATGCAAAATAACACATCATTATCTTATTGGTGGAATTCGATTCTTCTGCTCCCGGTGTCATTTTATAGACAAACATGTCTTTAGATTTTATATCTTTTTCTGGACTACCATCAATAAGACTATGAAAAGAGAAATCTATTTTTGTTAATCCTGCAACAGAACCTGTTATTTGATGTAAATTTGTATCACCAGTTACCAATGCAGTAAAATGTCCTCTTAATACAGGATCAAATAAACTTTCAGTTATAGTTAATGATTTTACTATATCTGAAATATCAACATCATTGAACTTGATGGATGGTTTATTGGTTAACAGTACATTAAATAACATATTATTATGCCTGAGCCAAAGCTTTAAAATTGGTTACAAATTGATTAATATATAAAGGTTTAATCAAAAGTATTTTTCTTCTTTTTTCATTTTCTGCGGATTCATAATCTGCATTTGATACGACGGAAGTTCCGCCCATCTCAGCACTATTAAGATATGATGTGAGTAATTGTTGTTTTGAAGGAATTATAACATCATTATCTTTGTCCTGTGCTTCTATGTGATGTACTGCAAATTCATTTTCATAAACCACTCTAGTAACAACATTACTAGTTAAATACTTTCTAGTTTTATCCAAAAGTATTAAATCGTCTTGTGCATATATTTGCGTTTCTGTTACTTTTTGAATTTCTAATTTACACAAATCTCTGTCGCAACCTAAGACTTCATATTCAGCAGAACCTTTACGAATATATTTTGTATCACACAGATTCATATTATTGTTTGAGTTCGCAAAAAACAAAGCACTCTTGTTACCATACTTAGAATCAATATATTGAGCAAGTTCCTGAGAATTCATGGGCCAATCAAAAAATCTACTTTTAATGTTGTTGATTATGAGAATAGTCCAATAGTAATCCACCCGTCCATAATAGTTAAAAGATAAACTTTCTGGTGTTTCGCCTTCAATTATTTCATATTGTTCAAATAGATCGCTTTTTACGATTTCATCATTTGCTATTACTATACGCTTAAAAATGTCTGGTATAGTTACACCATTGTATTCAGTTGTTCCTAATTTATTGAAATACATTTATGTTACCTTATGCTTTGTACAATTCTTTAATCTTGGAAGCAGTATTTGGAAGAATTTCTTGAAACTCCAATGTTACACTTGAGTGGACTGGATGTCCATCTTCGTGGAATGAGGGCAATCCAGATGCAAATGGATTTACAGTTAAGTTAGTAAGAGCGCATCTAGCACTCGCAAAAATTACTTTACCCTTTACCAATATTTTTGCTTGAAACAAACTAGGCGTCGCATATCCATAACCACCTATATCAAGTTCTGGATGCATTTTTTCCCGCATAGTAGTAACAAACTCTTCTATTTGTTGTGCAAACTGTGAATTTACCGGCATAAAATCCCAGCTCAACTGAAATTGACGAATGTTTGCGTTTTTAAACAGAAGTGTATTTATTTTATTTTTTGCAACTCCTGCTTTTTGTTCACGATCTCTGACTGCTCCTTCAAACCCCAGTCCTTCCGCAATTTCTGTTGCAGCATCGCCAACAGTTCCCATATTTAATACTCCAGGTCCTTGATTTCCTATAGCACGCATTATCAATCTATTTAAGAAGTCTGCACCAAGTTCTTGTTGTTGCCAATCTGCACTGAATACATCGCTAACTTCTCTTGGCATTCTAAGAACATATGTCTTTTCTGCGGAACCACCCACAATATCGGTATTTTTATAAATTTCCAAAAGTGTAAACATATCACCACCGGCGCCGCCCCCACCGGAACTGCCGGTTTGTACTGGTGGTAATAAATTTTTGATGTTTGCCATAGATAAGTTTCCTCTTCTAAATACTATGTATGTCATATAAAGGTAAGTTTAAGCCAAAGAACCCATCCAAATATAATGGGGACCCGACAAATATAGTATACCGTTCTCTCTGGGAACGTAAATTTATGACATTCTGTGACAATACTGAAAACATAATACGTTGGGCGTCTGAAGAACTTCCAATACCCTATATCTCACCCGTAGATAAGAAGTACCATAGGTATTTTGTGGATTTTATCATAGAGGTAAAGGAAAAAGACGGTTCCGTACAAACTTATATGGTAGAGATAAAACCACATAGAAAGTGCTCAGAACCAGCAAAAAAGAAGAAAGTAACCAAGGGGTATTTGCAAGAAATAGTAGAATGGCAAATAAATAAATCAAAATGGGCTTTTGCGGAGCAATTTGCTGCTAAACGTAATTGGAAATTTAAAATAATAACCGAGAAAGAACTATTTGGTGGAAAAGAACCAACCGAAGAAACTGAATGAAAAAGAAGTAAGTGCAGTGCAATGGTTTAAAAACGCACTCGGAGGCATTCGGAAAAAGAAAACCGGATCTGCCAAAGATTACGAGCAAATTCTCAAGGATAACTCTAAGGGAATCAAAAGAAGACTGTTGGGGCAAGTTATAGTATTTCGGTATATTCCAAACAGTAAGACTAAATTCTACGATAAATTTCCAATAGTAATAGTAACTGGTGTAAGTGGTAACACAATAACAGGATTAAACTTGCACTATGTTCCACCTATGGACAGAATCAAACTAATACTATTGATGAATTCATTGCTTTTCAATCAAAAAGAAATGGATTTACAAAAAACCAGAGTTAAAATATTCTCACTTTTGACTAAGAAAATCTTTGCTAAATATATTGGCACAGCAGTAAACAACTATACAATTAAGAACATTGCAGGTAAACCAAAATTAACAACACCGGAAGAATGGTCTTATTTGGCATTCTTACCAGTATTCAAGGGAATATCACCATCAAAAGTATATTCCGAAATATCAAAAGCGGTAAATAAAAAGTAATGGCTAAACCACTAACAGACGTAAATCAAGCAATAAACGCAGTACTTGGTCTAGTAAGACCAAATAGATTTTCTGTCGAAATAAATCTTCCTTGCGCTAACTGGAAACCAGAAAGAATCGAATCTGTAGAATTTCCAGCATATGGATTGGAAACCATAGATGGTAGATATAACAATCAACCAATAATGAAAATACCATATACGCTACAACCCGCATATTCTTGTAATATAACATTCAGAGCAGACAATAAAGGTGCAGTCCTACAGGGATTATACAAGTGCATAGATGCAGCAATAATCAATACTTCAGGTGATACATTTATTAAATATGCCCAAGATTTGTGGGGAAGTATAAAAATTGAAGCCTATAATCCAGATGACACTAAATGCTATGGGTTGGAACTACAAAACGTAATTTTAACAAATATAGATACCGTGCAGCATTCTTATGATGAGCAAGATTCATACTTGAAGCAAACTGCAACTTTTTCGTACCAGAGCGCATCGCTTACACAATGATTTGGAGATTAAATAATGCCTTTACCAAAAATTGATATTGTTACTTTTGAATTGACTTTACCATCAAATAATCAAACTATAAAATTTAGACCATTTTTGGTTAAAGAAGAAAAAATTCTGTTGATTGCAACAGAATCCAAAGATCCAAATCAAATAGTGTTGGCTTTAAATCAAGTAATTAAAAATTGCTTATTAGATAAAGTAGATGTAGATAATCTTCCATCCTTCGATGCTGAATATATTTTCCTAAAATTACGAGAGAAATCTATAGGAGAAGACATTCAAATAAGTGTTTTGGATGAGGAAGTTAATAAAAGATTTGACGGTCAAATTGATCTAAATAGTGTAAAAATTGTGAAGTCTCCAACCCACAATAAGAAGATAAAAGTTTCAGATAAGATGTTTATTGAAATGAAATATCCAACACTTAAAACCGTGTTAACTTTGGATTCTAAAAAATCACAAGCGGAAAATGGATTAAAGATATTGACTAGTTGTATTGATAAAATTTATGATGGCGAATCTGTTTATGATGTAAAAGATTACAGCAAGCAAGAACTGCAAGATTTTGTGGAAAGTCTGACACAAGGAATGTATTCTAAACTTAATGTATTCTTTGAGACTATGCCGGCACTTAAATACGAGAGTGAAGCGATTTCCCCATATACAAATAAACCAATAAAGATTTCATTGGAGAATTTTATTGATTTTTTCGTCTAGGGCTGTCAAGTGAAACCCTTCAGAATATGTACAAAACAAACTTTGTACTGATTCAAGAACACAAATACAGCCTTACGGAATTAGAAAATATGTTGCCATGGGAAAGAAAAGTATATATTTCTTTGTTAATAAAACATGTAGAAGAAATAAATAAAAGAAACCAGAAATTAAAATAACATGGCAGAAGAAACCAAACCAACATTACCCCGTCCAAGAAAATCAGGAAGACCTTCTCGTGGAACGGGAGTTGTTGCTACAAATCTTTTTAATAGGTATACAAACCAAAGTTCTGCTGAAAATAACACAAATCCTACAGTTTCTCCAAAAAGGGGAAGAACTGGTATTACAGATATTAGTAGTTCTTCGACAACTACAAATACATCAAATAGTTCTGAACAATTAGTGCAAATTAATAAAACAGAACAAGGATTGTTGTCAGATATCAAGAAGATATTAAAAGAACACTTAAATTTTGTAAAAAGAAAATCGGACGTACCAAGAGTACAATTGGTAAGAAAGAAGAAATTAATAGATGATCCTATGGAAAAGTACACACCATCGGCTCTATTAAAACGCGGCCTTGATGCGGGCAAAGAAAAAATCAAAGAAAAAATATTTGGTAAAAAAACATCTGGTATTAACAAACTCGCCGAGAAAAAACAAATTGAAGAAATAGGATCAGATAAAGGTATACTCAGAAAAGTTATACCAAATATAATTTCTACACTTGGTTCTTCTATAGGTGCATTAATACCACTATTAACAAAAATAGCAGTAGTTATGGTAGGAATTATTGGTGTATTGCTTGCTGCGGCTCTTGGCGCAGGATTGGGTTATATGCTGTTTAAATCTTTCATCGAACCAATGATGGATAAAGAACAAGCAAAAAGAAATAAAGCAACTGCAAAAACCACAAAAGCCGCCTCAATGACTAGAGAA